ACGACTTTGTACTTGAAGAATTGGAAGAATATAGACAGGCTTGCGAAAACGGAGACATCGTGGAAGTTTTGGATGCTTTGTGTGATATTGCTTATGTTTCCCTTGGGAACGGTACTATGTTACACGGTCTTAAAGGTAAGATATGGCCCGCGTATCAAGAAGTACAAGGAAGCAATATGTCGAAGTCTTGTAGCACTAAAGAGGAAGCCATGGAGACTGTCACCCTCCGCTCTAAAGAACAAGCTGAGCCATGTCACTTTGAACAGGTTGAAGACCGATTCGTAGTATATAGAACACGTGACCGTAAAGTAATGAAATCAATTAACTATTACAGACCCGATTTACATCAATTTTTTAGTGATGATGAATTAGGAAAGTTTCATGATGTTGAAACAATAATATAAAAAACGTAGGCTCCCGTAGGGAGCTTTCGTATATTTAGTCAAATAAAAGTTATATAATGTATAAAAAGTGCTATTCCACTAGGTTAAAAAATAATAAATTTAAAATCCATTTATGGGATGAAGGTGGATATGATGAGATTGAGTGGACTAATTATGCCTATAAAGAATGTAGAGAAGATAAAGCAACCCATAGGGGAATAAATGGTGAATATCTACTTAAAACACATCAATGGTATAAAACAGATTCAAACTTACACTTTCATGATATCCCTCCTTATCAAAAATTTTTAATTGAAAAATATGGAACAAATGATGCTCCTTCAACGGGACATAGAGAATTATTTTTTGATATTGAGTGTGAAATAGGAGGAGCACTTACTGAAGAATACATTGAAAGTGCACCCATGCCTATTACTTCTATCGCTTATTGGGATAAAACACCTGATAAATGGGTTATTTTAATTTTAGATAGAAAAAATGAATTATCTTATAAGGAAATTGATGGTAAAGAAGTTATACCTATAAGAACTGAAAGAGATTTACTATTAAAATTTATAGAAAACTTTAGAGAAATAAACCCAGATATTTTAATAGGTTATAACAGTGATTATTTTGATATTCCTTATTTATATTATAGAATGTGTAATGTAATAGGAAAGGATTATGCTAGTTATCTTTCACCTATTAATAAAGTAAATGCTAAGAAAAATAACCAATACTTTTTTAAACAAAATCAATATGTTGATATAGTAGGAGTTGAATCTTTAGATTATATTCGTTTACACAAAAAATACCATTGGAAAGATGAACCTAGTTGGAAACTAGATGCTGTTGGTTTAAAATATGCTAATTTAGGAAAGGTTGAATATGAAGGAAATTTAGATCAACTTTTTTCAAATGATATAAATAAATTTATTGAGTATAACTTTCGTGATGTTGAAATATTACAAAAATTAGATGAAAAACTTCAATATATTGCATTAACAAAGAATTTAGCACATAAGGGTAAACACAATTACAGTGAAGTATATGCTAATAGTAAAACCCAAGATGGAGCAATTTCAGCTTATTTATTAGACCAAGATATAGTCCCACCACCTAAAGAGCAAAACCCACAAAAGAAAGATAGTTATGCTGGAGGATACCTTTTTTGCCCCAAAGCAGGATTGTATAAGTATATGTTTGATGAAGATTTAACTTCACTATATCCATCTATAATAATGTCTATAAACATAGGTAAGGAAACATTTGTGGGGCGTATTATAGATGAAGATGACCGTAATAATAGATTGGGACTTAATGATTTAAAACAAAAAGATCCTAAAGAAGAATTATTAGTTGAAAATGGTAAACAACAAAGAACAATGGTTACTGTAAATAAATTAATAGAAATAATTGAAACACAGAAACTAGCTATAGCAGCTAATGGTTCAATGTTTAGAACAGATAAAGAATCAGTTTTATCTACTATTCTAAAGAAATGGTTTGAAGAAAGGGTTGTATATAAAAACCGCATGAAAAAAGCTTATAAGGCAGGAAATAAAGAATTAGGTGAATATAACCATTTAATGCAGTATACAATGAAAATTTTGTTAAATAGTTTGTATGGTGCCACAGCATTGCCCTCATTTAGATATGGTATGAACTTTCAAACATTAAGTGAAGCAATTACATTAAGCGGACACAGAATAATACAAGAATCAGCTTTATGTGCAAATCGTCATATGAATAAAGTTATGAGAAATGAAATAAAATTAGATATATGAAATATGAAGTAGAAAGTAGACCTTGGGGTATGTATGAAGTACTATTAGATGCTCCTGAATGTAAGGTAAAACGAATTAGTGTTGCCCCAGAATCAAGATTATCATATCAATATCATTATAAAAGAAAAGAAACTTGGACTGTTGTTAAAGGTAATTTAACTATTATTTTAGACGGTGAAAAACTATTTAGAGGACCGGGTCAATCAATAAAGATACCATTAGGGGCTAAACATAGGGCCTGGAATGAAACTGATGAATTAGTTCAGTTTATAGAAGTACAAACAGGAACATACTTTGGAGAAGACGATATTGTCAGAATCGAAGACGATTATTTTAGATATGAATAAATAAAATAAATAAAAATATGGCACTAAAACCACAATCAATTAGAAAAAACCAACACATATCATCAGGAGGTAATTACCTCCAAAAAGATGAAATTATTTTAAGGAGTGAAAGTTGGAGTGATTCTCAAACAAAATTTTTTAAGAAAATGCTTAAACAGGGGGGTGAATTTAAAGTTGCGGGTGTTAAGTATAAAGTAGAATTGGATGAAAGAGATGATATTGATTCTAAAGGGGAACGACCAAAAACAGTCCCAAAATTACCTGGAGAAAGAACATTTTAAAAATATTATATAAATGAAACATATACAAGATACACCTTGGTGGATTTGTGATGAAGAAGATGATAATTACTGTGCCTATGTGGACACAGATTCTAATTATTTTAATGCTGAACCTTTATTACTTCATTTATATCCTAATTTTGAAGAATTTACTGCTAAAGAAAAAGATAATCTTTTAGAAAAAGTAGCACTAAAATACCAAGATATTATTAATGATGATTATGATAGATTAGCACGTGAAGCATTTAATGTGCAAGATCATAGACTAGAAATGAAAACAGAATGTGTTATACGTTCAGCTTATTTTAGAGCAAACAGAAGATATGCACAATGGATTACAAAGCAAGAAGGTATAGAAAAAGAATCTTTAGATATTAAAGGTTTAGAATTTATGAAAGCAAATTTTCCACCTATTTTAGGAAAGTTTTTTAATGATATACTCCAACAAGTATTAAAGGGTGAAGAAAAATCTAGTATTTTAGATCAAATTAAAGTATTTAAAAAACAAATATTAGATGGTACTATTTCATTATCACAGCTAGGTAATCCTACAGCAGTTAAAAAATTAGGAAAATATAGTGGAACTAAAGCTAGAGCAGGTGAAATGTTTACTGAAATACTTAAAGGAGCACCTGCCCCAGTACGAGCAGCAATTCGTTATAATGACTTACTAAAACTTTGGTCATTAGATAAAAAACATAATTTAATAACACAAGCAGATAAAGTAAAATGGATTTATCTAAAAGATAACCCATATAAAATAGAATCATTAGCCTTTCAAGATCATGATATACCTGAAAAAATACAGGATTTTTTAGACAAATACGCTAATCGTAGAAAAGTATTTGAGTCTATATTATTAAATAAATTAGAAGGATTTTTTAGTGATTTACAATGGTCATTAGATTTAAACCCTTATAAAAATCAATTCAATTTCTTTGAGGTATAAAAATAAATAAAAAACAAAAAATATGGTAAAATCTGATAAAATTTTATACGAAGCATTAATTAAACACATCACCAACTTTAATAATTCATTAAGTGAGATTATGGGGGTAATAAAAGATGGAGGAATTGAAGAAAATAAACCAGAAATCCCTAAAAAAATATTTCAAACATTTGAACACACAAACTTCAACCCAGAATTTCAAACAATAATAAATAAGTGGAAAGAGTATAACAAAGAGTACGAATACATAATCCACAATGCAGAAGATTGTAGAGAGTTTATAAAGAAAAACTTCAATAAAGAAGTCTACGATACATACAATAAAATAAAACCAGGAGCATTCAAAGCAGATTTATGGAGATATTGTATTCTCTATGAATACGGAGGCTACTATGCAGATATAGATACATTATGTGAAGGGAACTTAGACAGGTTATCATTAAAAGGGATAGAATTTATATCTCCTATTGACCTAAATAACGATGGATTGGGGTACCATAACATATTCAACACCTTTATAGGGTGTGTGCCCAAACATCCAATACTTAAAGAATGTATAGATAGTATAGTAAAACTTGTGAAAGAAGAGAGATTGCCTTATAACATAATGAATTTTTGCGGACCTGGATGTCTAGGTATGGCAGTAAATAAATACCTGGGAAGACCCTTAGAGGCATCAATGGTAGGATTTGAAGGAATACACAATAATATAAAATTAATATATTTTGAAAAAGGTACAGAATATGTAAAAGACCTCAATGGGGATATTATATTACAAAATAAAAATGGGAATAGACGTATAAAAAGGTTATACGATCAAGAGAGAACAAAAATAAGTAATCATTTAGATTGGGGGTTATACGGATACAAAAACGTAAAGTTTGAAAGAATAATTAAAACTGATCCATTTACATTAGATAACAAAATTACAAAATTAAAAAACTACCATAATGAAACATCGGCTTCATTTAAATTATTTAAATACTGCGGGATATCAGACTGTATTAGAAGAGGGTTTAGATGGGAAGAACATAACCACAAAGTAATTAATAACTTACTTAATGAAAATTCTATAGCAGTAGAAGTTGGAGCCCATATAGGAACCTTAACTGTAAAATTAAGTAAAACTGCAAAAAAAGTATATGCTTTTGAACCAATAGATAAAACATACTCAATACTTAAAGAAAACCTAGAAATAAATAAATGTAAAAACGTAGAAACATATAAACTTGCATTAGGAGCTAAGGAGGGCTTTACAAAAGTAAAGTGGATTTCAGACAATAATGTAGGGGGAACAGGACTAGTAGGAGGACTTTTGTCAAAAGATAGTAATATAGATGAAGAAATTAAAGTAAAAGTAGTCACATTAGATTCTTTGGAACTTCCAAAAGTAGATTATATTAAAATAGATACAGAGGGGTATGAAGAACTAGTAGTAGAGGGTGCAAAAAAAACAATAGAAAGGAATATGCCAATACTAGTAATAGAGTGTTTTAATGGACCTACATTTAATAATCATATATATGATGCACCTAAAGCAACCAGTCAGGAATTACAAATACGATTTAAATACCTATTAGACCTTGGATATAAATATCAACATCTATTTTTTGAAGATTTTATATTCCTTCCTCCACGATTACAAGATAGTAAATTTGGATACGCTAAATAAATTTCGTATATTACAACTATGATAAATAAAAACCTATTACAAAGCACAATATCTAAATATTATTTAGGTGACTTACACAAATCAGTTAAATGGAGAATTAAAGATGATTCATTAACAGTTTATGCCCAAAGTGAAGGATTAGTATGTAAAACAGTATTAAATACTTTTCCTGTACAAGATAGTGATATAGGTGTATTTGATACAGATAAATTAGTTAAACTTTTATCTATCACCAATGGAGACTTATTAATGAGTTTAAGTGGTAATGGAGCATTAAAAAATGTTATGTATATTGAGGACGCTAATTTTAATTTAACCTATACACTTGCTGATCCATTAGCAATAGGAAAAACAAGTTGGGTTACAGACCCGGAATTTGATGTTGAATTAGAATTAGATGAAGAAGATATTACCCATTTAATAAAAGCAAAAGGGGCATTAGATGCTGCTAGTGTACTTGTTAAAACAACTGAAAATTTAGATGGTTCTTTAGTATGTGACTTTATGTTTAGTCCAGAAGCTATAGAAGATAATTACAGCAATAAAATATCATATCAAATTAAAGGTAAGATAAAGGAAGAGGGAATGCGTTTACCGTTTAACGCCCTTAAGTTTAGTGAAATATTAAAAAATAACAAGGATATGGACACAGCTAAAATATCCATAGCACCAAACGGGATGATGAAAATAGAATTTTCATCAGAACATATAGAAAGTATTTATTACTTATTAAGAAATGAATTAAATTAAATTAAATATTATGTATACAGACTCACAACCAAAAAATGACTGGGGTTTTATTAAAACAGATGATTTTAAAGTAAACCCGTTAGCAGCAAGAAGATTTACCGTTATAGATGATTTTTATGAAAATCCACTTGAACTAAGAGAATTTGCTCTTAAACAATGGTTTCACGATGATAGTGGATTCCTAGGATTAAGAACTAGAAAACAGTTTTTCTTTGAAGGAATAAAAGAAAAATTTGAAAATGCTTTAAGTAAAAAAATATCTAAATGGGAAGATTATGAAATGAATGCTAGATTTCAGTCCCATGAAGCTAAAATAAATACTGTATGGCATTGTGATAGTCAACAATGGGCAGCAGCAGTATATTTAAACCCAGATGCTCCTTACGAAGCAGGAACTTGTTTTTATGCTCATAAAGAAACAAGAGGTAGACATGCCAATGAAAGTGTAGGAATGTTTAACCAACATACTTTTGTAGATTCTACACCTTATGAAAAGGTAGACCAAGTAGGTAATGTTTTTAACCGATGTGTTATATGGGATGCTCGTTTACTACACGCGGCACCTACTTACTTTGGTTGGGATGTAGCATCATCAAGATTATCACAAGTATTCTTCTTTGATACTTTAGACTAGTTTTATATATGTATAACTGAATTTAATATTGGAGTTTAGGACACGCTGTTATATTCACAAATTAATAAACCGAGAGCTACGGCCTCACAAAACTAAATGATATGAGTACATTATTCAATGAACGTACACCGTTCGACTTACTATTCCGTAACCTATTCAAGGCAGACGGAGTTTTCCAACCAACAACGTTTGAAAACAAACAACCACACCCACTAGATATTTTTTATGACGATGAAGGACTTCACTTTGAAGTTGCCTGTACTGGTCTAACTAAAAAAGACATTCAACTAGAAATAGATGGAGATCTTTTAAAAATTATCTATGATAAACCAACCGAAGAAGAAGAAGATTACACAGGTTACATCTATAAAGGATTAGCTAAACGATCTTTTAACTTAGGTTATAAAGTAGCAGCTAAATTCGAACTTGAGAAGTTAGAAGCAGAAATGAAAGATGGTTTGCTTCATCTATTTATTCCAATTGCGGAATCTAAAAAAGCAAAAACAATCAAAATAAAATAAAAGTTTTACCAAAAAAGCGTGTCCTAGCGCAATATTATTCGTACATTCACGTCTAAATAAATAAGTTATATGACAACAAAAAGAAAGTCTATTAAGACTATTACCGATCCTTTACTGGAACCTTACTTTATTACTAAAGACGAGTATAGTTACACTATTAAAATGAATGTAACATCAGATGCGTCCCATTTTAGAGCTAAAGGTAAAACTAAGACTTATGAAAAGTCTTTGTATTACTATCCTACTATAGGAGCAGCTCTAATGAGAATTTCTGAATTACAGTCTAATGATAAGGATTACAATCAATTAAGTGAATACATAGAGAATTATAAACAAATAACATTAAATTTAAAACAGTACGTAGATGAAAGAGCTAAGAGCATTTTATGATGCAGTTATCGTTAAACCCATAGAAGCCGAAGAAGCAGTATATGGTAATATTATCGTTCCTGATATGGGGAAAGATACAAATACCTTTGGTGAGGTTATCGCTGTGGGTCCTGGTAGATATACTATCAGTGGAGTATTATTAGTACCACAAGTAAAAATTGGGGATAAAGTAGTACTTCCAACACAAGGTTTTACAAAATTACCCTTTGAAGGAGAAGAGTATTACATAGGCCCAGAAAACCAAGTACTAGCAAAAGTAGAAGAATCAACTAATTAACAATTAAGAAATGGAAACAAAAATTCATTACGGCAAAGATGCCAGAACAAAACTACAAACAGGGATAGATAAACTTGCAGATGCAGTTGTTGCTACTTTAGGACCTAACGGAAGAAATGTAGTAATTTTTAGAGGGGCACAAGAAGCACCTCAATCAACTAAAGATGGAGTAACAGTTGCAAAATCATTTTTATTAGATGATCCTAGTGAAGAATTAGGGGTATTGTTAATTAAACAAGCAGCAGTTAAAACCGCTGAAAAAGCAGGAGATGGTACAACAACTTCTACCTTATTAGCAAGAGAAATGATTAAAAAAGGATTATCTCATCTTGATAATGGTGAAAACGCTGTAGAAATTAAAAGACAAATTGAATCCGCAATCAAAGAAGTTACATCTGAATTAAGAAGTTCAGTATCAGAAGATATTTCATCAGAAGATCAGTTGGAACAAATTGCAACTATATCAGCAAATAATGACCCTGAAACAGGTAAATTAATTGCTCAGTCAATTGATAAAGTAGGTTTAGAAGGTGTAGTACACATTGAAGAGTCTAAAACAGGAGATACTTATCTTGAAACAGTAGAAGGTATGCAGTTTGATAGAGGTTATAAATCACCTTATTTCGTAACTGACAATAATACTATGTCTTGTACTTTAGATAATCCAGCGATTCTAATTTTAGATCAAAGGTTAAATACAGTAAAAGAATTATTACCAATATTACAAGCTGTTTCAGCACAAGGAAAATCATTATTAGTTATTGCAGAAGATATTGATAATGAAGCTCTAGCTACCTTAATTGTAAACAAAATGAGAGGTACAGTTAATGTATGTGCTGTAAAAGCACCTGATTTTGGAGATAGAAGAAAACTTGTCTTAGAAGATATTGCCAATCTAACAGGTGGTGTAGTATTTAGTAAAGATAAGGGTATGCAACTTGATAAGTTTAGTTGGGATTGGTTTGGTGAAGCAAGAATTGCAACCATTACCAAAGAACAAACAACTATTGTAGACGGTAAAGGAGATGCCGATGCAATATCAAAACGTGTTGATGAATTACAGGAACAAATCCAAAAAAGTAAAACTCCATATGAACAAGAGCAATTACAAAATCGTTTATCAAAATTTGTTGGTGGAGTAGCTATTGTACACGTAGGTGGAAGTACTGAAACTGAAATGTTAGAAAGAAAAGATAGAGTTGACGATGCATTACACGCTACAAAAGCTGCTATTGAAGAAGGTATAGTACCTGGAGGTGGAAAAGCTTTATTAGTTGCACGTGAATCTATTACCAAAGGTACTATTGGAGCACAAATTGTATATGATGCTTGTGGTATGCCTTTCGAACAAATTTTAACTAATGCTGGTATATCAAATACAGATTCTAGTATTTTAGCACGTGATATTATTAAAAATAATAATGTTTGGGAATCATATAATCTTAAAACAGAAGAAATTGAAAACTTCAAAGAAGCAGGTATTATTGACCCAACTAAAGTAACAAGATTAGCACTAGAAAATGCGGCATCAGTAGCAGGAACAGTATTATTAACTGAGTGTACTTTGACTCAAGATAAAACATCTCAACTGGAAAAAATGAGAATGTTAGATTCTAACGCCCAAATAGGTGCTGGAATGATGTAAATTAATATTAATAAATAAATAAATAAAAATGACAAAACAGGAATTATTTGAGGCGATTGAAGAAAATTTCAATACCTTAGCAGAAAACAATGCAGGAACAACAAAAGCCTCCCAACAACGAGCTCGTAAAGCGGCAATGGCTATTAAAAATCTAATTACAGATTATAAAAAAGCATCTGTAAGAGAACAATAAGATAATTGGGGGAGTTTTTGTCTCCCCCATTTATTTTTCGTATATTCATATTATGGAAGAAACTAAAACAATAGAAAAAGACATATTAATCGCTAGGAGGGTACCTCCTGGAGACAAATGGAGACTAATTGCAAATGAACCTAGTGGTCCAGTTCATAAAAGTTTAACTGATACTTTAGAAGCTTATATGACTAAAACAGGATTTAAAGGTGAGTATAAATTATCTCCACTAGCAGGTAAATTGTTTGCTATAGATGCAGAAGAAGTTATAATTGAAAAACCAAAAGAACAGAAATTCTCTATATATGGTGAATACTAAAGAAAATAGTTTATTAAACGAAAAACATAGGCCTACAACTTTAGAAACGTATGTTGGAAATGAGAATTTAAAATCCTCCATATCCCATCAATTGACTAATAATGACATACAGAATTATTTATTCTATGGTACTGCCGGAGTTGGTAAAACAACATTAGCAAAAATCATAGTTAGAAATCTAGATTGTGACCATCTTTATATTAATGCCTCTGATGAAAGGGGAATTGAAACTATTAGAGATAAAGTATCAAGTTTTGCAAGTGTTGCTTCTTTTAAACCACTTAAAGTGGTAATTTTGGATGAAGCAGATTTTCTTACAATTCAAGCACAGGCTTCACTTCGTAATATAATTGAAACATTTTCACGTACCACTAGGTTTATTTTAACCTGTAATTATGTAGAAAGAATTATAGACCCCTTACAATCAAGGTGTCAAACATTTAAAATAATACCACCTACTAAAAAAGAAGTAGCAGCACATTTAGCCACTATTTGTGATATTGAGAGCATTAGTTATGAACCCACTGCCATTGGGAAAATTGTTAACAGGTTTTATCCTGATATTAGAAAAATGCTTAACACTATACAATCAAGTAGTACTGAAGGTCAATTAAAGATAGATGATTCTTTACTTGTATCTACAGGCTATATGTCTGCTATAGTAGGTGAATTAAAACAATCTAAACCACAAATCAAAAAGATAAGACAGATACTCGCTGATTCAAATGTTGATGATTTTGAAGATCTATTTAGATATCTATTTGACAATGCTAGTGAATACCTACCAAATAAAGAAGGTACTGCAGCTATATTAATAAATGATCATCAGTATAAGGCTAATTTTCGTTTAGATAAAGAAATAAATTGTATAAGTTTAATAACAAATTTAATAAATAACAAGTAATTATGAGTCAAGCACCACAAGCACCACAGTTAAACATAGATTTAACTAACACAACTGGAATAACTAATGAAGATGGTGGAAGCATCTTTATGAGTGGAGTTATTCTAAGAAAAATTTCTAAATTCGTAGCAGGAACAGATAATGATGCAATTATGCCTATTCCCGTTTTTTATGACCCAACAACAATGAAAATACTAGGTGAAGGTATCCCAGTTGAATTGAGAGAGGAATTAAAAGACGAATTAGTATAAATGAAAAATATATTTGATTGGATAAAGGAGATTAATTCAAAAAAATCACCTTCATCATCTTTTACTGATAAGGATTGGGAATTGTTTAATTCATATATGATCCATCGTTTTATGAGCCAGAATACTGACTATATAGAGGTGGTTAATCTTGTACAAGAATTCCCTCCCCAAGAAAAGATTATGATATATAATGTATATAAAGAATTTATTCCTAAAAACAATAAATGGAATAAATACATAAAATCATCAATTAAAAAAAGAAATGTTATATTAATAGACAATTTAAGAGACCACTTTAAATGTTCATCAAGAGAAGTCAATGAATACCTAACTTTGTTGGATACCACAGAGATAAATCGTATATTAACGGATAGAGGGTTAGATAAAAAAGAAATTAAAACTATATTAAAATGAGTAAATTAGTAGATATGTTAAGAACATCTGCACAAGCAGATAAAGCAAAAGCTATGTTATCACTTGAATTGTTAGGTAACAAGGGAGTTGGTATTGGAGACCATTCCACAGGAGACTTTTATAAAAATGCTGAAGAAGCACTTATTATGTTAGTTGATGCCGATGATAGATTATCAGCATTAGATAAATATTTTAATACTAAAGGATTACTAAATGGGTAGTTCAATATCAAAGTATTTAGAAGAAAACGTAGGCCATTTTGGTAATAACGCAAAAGAAATAGAAAAAGTTATGAGCGATAGAGAAATTATGGATGCCAAATATCCAAGCAAGAAAATTCAAGAATTTATGGATGATGAAGCAAACCAAATCATAACTATTTTTGAAGAAGAATACCCAGAATTATCTAATGAGTTTCAAATTATACAAGATGAAATGTATGAAATGTTTGCTCGTAAACATATGGATTATGGGTTAAATAACATAGCATTAGGCGGAGATATCGTTAATAACAGCAATGATAAACAATTCTCATTAACTGGGTTATGTATTAGATTAACTGATAAAATATCACGTTTAAAAAATCTATTAGTTAATGGTAGGTCATTTGTTAAAGGTGAGGGTATGGAAGATACTTTTATTGATATAGCTAATTATGGTATAATCGGTCTTTTAGTAGGTCGTGATAAATGGAAAAAATAATTAATATGAATCAGGAAGAATTAACTAAATTATCCCAAATCCAACCTAGTAAGGTTATAGACTGTTTTATTTTCAATAGTGAATTAGATATGCTAGAATTCCGTTTAATGGAGTTAGATGATGTCGTAGATATTTTTATACTAGTAGAATCAACAAGAACATTCTCAGGTTTACCCAAAGATCTTCACTTCCACCTAAATAAGAAAAGATTTTCAAAGTGGTTACATAAAATTCATTACCATGTAGTAGACGATATGCCTACAGGTTCTAGTATTACTCATACGTGGTTTAGAGAAAACCACCAAAGAAACAGTATTAAAATCCCTCTATCACAACTATCTCCAAAACCTAAAGATATAATTTTATTAAATGATTTAGATGAGATACCGGATGTCAAGGTTATTCAACATTTTAAAGATAATTCCATCCCTATGAATGCTGTAAGTCTTTTACAGGATTGGTATTATTATAATTTAACTACTAGAATGGATGTACCTCCTAATGATAAGGCAAAATGTTTTTATTATAAAGTATTCATTAACTCAAAATTAACCATGCACGCGATTAGAAATCAGGATTGGTTAAAAATACCAAATACAGGATGGCATTTTTCATATTTCATGTCGGTAGATAAGGTAATTGAAAAGATAAGAGAGGCGGCACACCAAGAGTATAATACACCGGAAATAGTAAACCCTGAAAGACTTAGAAAGTTAATAAAAGAAGGAAAAGATATATTACCCGGAAGGATAGAAAATAATTTATTTTTTCAATTACCTATTAAACATAATAATTTCCTTCCTAAAAACTATAAATTTTGGCTAGAAAACAACCGAACATTGTAAAGGAAATAAGAAATAATCCACCTTCACCGGTGAACTATGCTTATCAAAAGAATATATCGTATTCTCAAATGTCTATTTATAGGGGTTGTCAACATCGTTGGAAACTCCAATATAAGGACAAGATAAAACGATTTACATCCTCAATTCATACTGTATTTGGAACAGCTATCCACGAAGCAATGCAGCACTATTTAGATGTAGCTTATGAAAAGTCCTTCGCAGCAGCCGATAGGGAAATAGATATACAAGAATATTTTCAAGAAGCTTATATAAGCGAATATCAAGTTCAATATAAAAAGAATAATGATTCTCATTTTTCTTCTGCTGTTGAAATGAGAGAGTTTTTTGAGGATGGAATTGCTATTTTAGAATGGTTTAAGAAAAAACGTAGTAGATATTTTAGTAAAAAAGGCACATATTTAGTTGGTTGTGAAATACCTATTGTAATAGCACCAAATAAAATGTTAAATAACGTATTATATATGGGGTATCTTGATGTTGTCACATATCATGAAGCAACAGAGACATTCAAAATAATCGATATAAAAACAAGTACTGGTGGTTGGAATGATTATGCCAAAAAAGACGAAAATAAACAATTCCAACTATTATTATATAAACAATACTTTTCAGAACAATACGGAATACCTTTAGATAAGATTGAAATTGAATTTTTTATACTTAAAAGGAAAGTATTAGATCCGGATGATGAAAAGCTTATGTCACCCTATCAAGCCTATAGAGTGCAACAATTTACACCACCTAGTGGTAAAATTAAATTAGGTAGAGCAAAAACTGCTATTAATGATTTTATTAGTGAATGTTTTAACTCTAGTGGAAAAATAAAAGAAAAGGATTATCCAAAACAGGCTTCAAAATGGAATTGTAATTTCTGTCCTTATAAAGAGGATAAAGAACATTGTGGTGAAGGTATTATATACTAAAATAATTATATACGTATACCTATAAATAAACGTTATTAAAAATAAAAATTATGGCAGATGCTAAAAAAATGACACTAACTAGTGTTAAAGTAAAAAGTGAATTATTTGAAAATTTTAAAGTTGAATGTGTAAGAAGAAAATTCTCATTCCAAAAACTTGCCGATCGTGCCTTGTTTTTGTATCTTACTGATGAAGATTTTAGAAAACAAATTTCAAACCAAACTAATCTTGAATTATAAATTTTAAATAAATGAAAAAAAGTTTTGAACACATTCCTAAAGAACAAAGGAAAAAAATATTATTAATTTGTGATGATATTAGGGTACATTCAGGTGTTGCCACAGTTGCAAAAGAAATAGTAATCCACACATCTCATCATTTTAATTGGGTAAATATAGCAGGAGCTATTAAACACCCAGAAAAGGGAAAAGCATTAGATATATCCTCATCTGTTAATACAGAAGCAAAAATAGAAGATGCTAGTGTAAAATTGTATTGTGTAGATGGCTATGCTCAAACTATTGAAGTACAACAGATTTTATCTATTGAAAAACCAGATGCTGTAATGTTGATTACAGATCCTAGGTATTTTAAACATATTTTTAATATGGAGGATACCATTAGAAAACAATGTCCCATAGTATATTTAAATATTTGGGATGATTACCCAGCACCAATGTATAATAAACCTTTTTATGAGGCTTGTGATTTATTAATGGGTATTTCAAAACAAACGGTTAATATTAACAAGTTAGTTTTAGATGGAGTTGATAATAGTAAAAGAGTATTTAAGTATGTTCCTCATGGTTTAAATCATGAACAATTCTATCCAATAGATAAAAACCATGAAGAATATAAGGAATTTCAAAAATTTAAAGATAATATTGTAGGGAAAGATACTGAATTCGTAATGTTTTTTAATTCAAGAAATATTCGTAGAAAACAAATCCCAGATTCAATGTTAGCTTTTAGATCATTTTTAGATTCTTTACCAAAAGAAAAAGCAGATAAATGTAAATTTGTCTTACATACTGATTTATCAACAGATCATGGTACGGATTTAGGAGCAGTAGCTGAATATTTATTTGGGGAAAACTATGAAGAAAGTATTATTTTCTCACACACAAAACTCTCAAGAAAGCAATTAAATTGGTTATATAATATAGCAGATATTCAAATTCTAATTACTTCAAATGAAGGGTGGGGGTTAACTTTTACAGAAGCAATGTTAACAGGTACTCCTATAATTTCTAATGTAACAGGTGGAATGCAAGACCAGATGAGATTTGTAGATGATAATGGTAAATGGTTTACACCAAGTGCTGATGTTCCTTCTAACCACAGAGGTACTTATAAAGAACATGGGGAATGGGTATTTCCAGTTTACCCAACTTCAAGATCAATACAAGGCTCACCCCAAACTCCTTATATATTTGATGATAGATGTGCATGGGAAGATGTTTGTGATAGAATAAAAGAAGTATATGAATTAACAAGTGAAGAACGCAAAACCAGAGGATTAAAAGGTAGAGAATGGGCATTAGGTGATGAAGCAGGATTTACAGCAAAACACCAAGCCCAAAGAGTAATGGAAGCCTTTAATGAATTATTCTCAGTTTGGGAACCAAGAGGAGATTATGAAATAGTTAATGCAACAGAGTATAAAGGAAGATTTTTAAACCATAAAATTATATATTAATGAGTAAACCAGTTTTTATAATTAGTGCCCCAATAGACACATATAGTGGTTATGGTGCAAGATCAAGAGATATAGTTAAATCTATAGTGGAGTTAGATAAATATGATGTTAAAATTTTACCACAAAGATGGGGTGATACCCCAACAAATTTCATAGAGGATCATAACAATTGGGGCTTTTTAAAACCTTTATTGATACCTAATTTAACCTCAAAACCTGATATTTGGATGCAGATTACAATTCCAAATGAGTTTCAACCAGTAGGTACTTATAATATTGGTTGCACCGCGGGAATTGAAAGTACAGGTTGTGCTTCAACTTGGATTGAAGGATTAAATAGAATGAATCTTAATTTAGTATCATCAGAACATAGTAAAAAAGTATTTTCAGGTATTAAATTTGAACAAAGAGATAAAAAAACAAATAACATTCAGGGGGTACTTAAATTAGAAAAACCTATAGAAGTTATATTTGAAGGAGTTAATTTAGACACTTATTTCCATAAAAAACCACAAGAAGTAGAATTAGATTTAGATTCAATAAATGAAGCATTTTGTTATTTATTTGTAGGACATTGGATGAATGGTGCTTTTGGTCATGACAGAAAAAATGTTGGATTAATGGTTAGAAATTTCTTTGAAGCTTTTAAAAACAAAAAATCCCAACCTGCTTTAATCTTAAAAGCCTGTATTGGTAGAAATAGTTATATAAGTAGAGAAGAATTACTACAAAGAATTAAAGTCATAAAGACCCAATATCCTAAAGGCACTAAATTACCTAATGTTTATATTTTTAATGGTAACTTATCTGATACTCAAATGAATGATTTATATAACCATCCAAAAGTAAAATCCATGGTTAGTTTTACTAAAGGTGAAGGTTATGGTAGACCACTAGCAGAATTTGGATTAAGTAAAAAACCTATTATAGCATCAGCTTGGTCAGGTCATGTTGATTTTTTAACTCAAGGTAATTGTATTTTAGTTCCTGGTGATTTAGAACCGGTACATGAAAGTGCTGCTAATCAATGGTTATTAAAAGAAACACAATGGTTTAAAATTAATGATAAGGAATCCATTAAAGCATTTAAGGATGTTTATGAAAATTATAAAAAATATACAGTAGGAGCTAAAAAACATGGTCATCATATTAAAACTAATTTTTCATTTGATGCTATGAAAGAATTATTAGGAAATGTGTTAAAAGAAAATATACCTTTTATTCCAAAACAAGTAGAATTATCCCTACCACAATTAATAACACCAAAATTATAAAATATGGCACAACACGATGAAATAATACAATGTCCTAAATCAGGCGGCGATTTATGTTATAAGATTGAAGTAAGCAAGGATATAACGCAGTATATGAGTTTATCATGCGGTTTTATGACAAATACTTTAATGAAAGTTGGGACTGATTTCTATAATGAACAAATGGTTTTACTTCCTGAACTATATAAAGATTTAGCTTGGTTAGACAAAGATACTGAATTAATATGGTTACCTAATAACATAAATGTTCCTGAACTAGGAATGGTTTATGCCTCAGGTGCTAGTATTGAAGAATGGAAGTGGGCGGCTGTTAAAGCCATTAAATTAGAAGAAGAAATTGAGAATAAAGATGGCTCAAAATCTTCATATAAACCAGATATGTCTACCGTAAAATATTTTGAAGAGCGTGATTATATAGATGCTCTTTCGTATATTGGGGCATTACCAAACTAAATAAATATGAAAATAAGTTACGGAATAACAGTTTGTAATGAGGCTAGGGAGCTTCAACATTTGATTGAATTCATTAGCCCTATAATAGATAAAGAGGATGAAATTGTAATTGTTTATGATAACAATAGAGTTACTGGAGAGGTATTAGATGTGTTAGAACATCACCAAGATAAAGTAGTAGCATTTCCATTTGATTTTCAACAGAACTTCTTAGAAAATAAGAATTATATGAATTCTAAATGTACCGGAGATTATATATTCCAAATAGATGCTGATGAGATACCAAATGAAGGTTTAGTATCTAATTTAAAATCTATTTTAGAATCAAACCCAACATTAGATATGTTAGTAGTCCCACGTAAAAATCTTGTAGAAGGTTTAACTGAGGCACATATTAAAAAATGGGGGTGGAGAGTAAATGAAAAGGGTTGGGTCAATTGGCCTGACCAACAAAAACGAATATATAAAAATACACCAGAAATCCAATGGACAGGACACCCAGTTCATGGTATGGTAACAGGATATAAGGAATTTGCCTCCTTACCTGTAGAAGAAGGATTTAGTATCACTCACAATAAACAAGTAGAGAGACAAGAAAAACAAAACGAAAGATATTATAACATTGAAAAAACATTATAAATGGTAAGTTTAATTATACCCTCATACAGAAACCCAGAATGTCTAGATATATGT